TATGCATTTTAATACCTTATAGAAAAGAATGAGAAAAAAATATTATTTTATTTATATTTTCATAAATACATCTATAATAAAATTTAATATATTGCTAAATAATTATTATAATAATTATAAACTTGTAAAATATTTATCATGATATATTTGCGAATGCAATACAAATATGAAATTATATTTAATTACGAATAAGAAGGAAATCTCAGTATTATGACACCACTACCACCAGAAGAACCATTACCAATACGAGAAATACCATTACCACCCGCACCACCTCCTAATCCGTTAGTTCCAGATACTCCAGGGTTACCATTTTCACCACCATCACCACCACCACCTAAACCACCAGTACCTGGGTTACCTCCAGTATTACTAGTACCACCACCGCCACCACCACCAGCATACGCAACCAAAGCACCTGTAATGTTATAAAAAGCTCCATTCCCACCTTGTCCTTGACCTCTTCCATTTCCTATTTGCCCGGCACCACCACCACCACCGCCTACACCTGTACCACCAGTACCTATGCCGCTATTACTACCGCTACCACCGTTAAAACCTTGCTCAACTATGAGCGCAATTCCTCCAACTCCAAATGATTGTGATGTGCTGTTACCTTGACCAGCACCACCACCGCCGCTACCTCCAGCTGTGCCTACCTGGTTGGTAGGAATAGTATTAAGACCACCACCACCACCACCACCAAAAACAGAAACTACAGATAAAAACGCTCCGTTTTGTATTTGCAATGAACTATCCCCACCATTTGAACTACGTATAGAAGGTGGTGCTGCTCCTAATCCTCCTCCTCCAACCTGTATTTGTAAATTAATACCACTTGGTATAGTTCCCGTTCCGTAAGAAAGACCACCACCACCACCACCACCTCCTGTAGTAGAACCATCGGCAATAACTGCACAGCCACTTCCTCCACCACCTCCAACTACCAAATAAGTAACGGGTAGACTTTTTGTTGAACTGTAAGTACCACTTATATTTAAATTATTGGTCGATGAGGTAAATCTATAAATAGTAAAACCGTTAGGAAGAGGAGAAACTATAATGTTATTAGAACTATCGACATATATGATTCCAATATTTAGACTAGAAGGTCCGGTTATAGACAGTGAGTTTAATGAACCAGATACAGTAATTGCGTTTATTGTTTCGACGATGGTAGAACCAACTGTATTAGTTCCCGTTATACGACACGTAATATTTTGTCCAATATCAGCAACCTGTGTTTGATATGTAGTACTACTAGTTTGCCCAGGTATTAGTGTCGCACCTCTATACCACTGGTAACCAAAAGTAGGAACAGGAAATCCTGTCCATGTTCCTGTAGTAGTTGTAAGCGTAGAACCTACCAAAGTAGCACCCGAAATTTCTGGCGGCGCAATATTGACCGGGGCACCATTGGTGGGAATAATTATATTACTTGTTGCAAATGCAGAACCACCTGTATTAGTTCCCGTTACACGACACGTAATATTTTGTCCAAGATCAGCAGGCTGTGTTTGATATGTAGCACTAGTTTGCAGTGATATTAGTGTCGCACCTCTATACCACTGGTAACCAAAAGTAGGAACAGGAAATCCTGTCCATGTTCCGTTGGTAGTCGTCAGAGTAGAACCCACAACTGTATTACCTGAAATTACAGGTGCAACAGTATTAACTGGTGGTGAAAGGGGTGGAGGAGGTGTAGCAATAATCGAGTTACTTGGTGCATCAATAGAACCACTTATATTAGTACCTTTTACTATACACGTAATTCGTTGTCCAATATCAGCAGTCTGTATCGTATAATTATTACTAGTTTGTCCAGGTATTGGTGTTGAACCTCTATACCACTGGTAACTATAACTAATAGTAGTAAAACTAGTCCATAAACCATTAGAAGAAACCGTAAGAATAGAATTTACAAATGTATTACCCGAAATTACGGGTTGCTCTAAATTGTATGGAGGACCATACATATAGTTACAGTTACAAATAGCTCCACCAACCGTTGGACCGATACCCGGTACATTTTCATTAGGCACATATCTCATTGTTGATGAATATCCCGGCCCCGACCCACCCGGACACCCCGCCCACTTACCATATGCATTTAACGTCTGATTTGCTACTGTATAACACTGAGTATGATTGCTCGAACCCACTGAACTATTAATCTTCGTCGCTAATTTTATTCTACATGGAAACTTGAATTGCAAAGTTTCATTATTAGTAATATCTGTTGCCTTAAAAATAGGTGGAGGACAGCACAAATGTTTTTGTTTTAAACGATTCACTTGTTTTAAGTCAGACATACTGCCCGTTTATATATTTACACTTTTATTTTTTACGATTTTATAACATTTATAAAATTGATATAAAATAAACATTATATAATTATATAACAAGCATAATCCAACACAAAACCAATACGTATAATCGTCTTGAAATCAAATGTCCGCTCCATCTATCTCATCTTCTACTGATCCTAAAGCAAAAATTCCTAAAGCAAAAAAATCTATTACTATTCCAAATATCAATGCGGTTGTACTAGCTGGCGAAGGAACTTCCGGTTCGGTCGCGACTCCATCCTCAGTACCACCCCAAGAACTTGCTAAATATCAGAAAATGACAGACAAAGAACATATCCTCAAAAAACCCGATACATATATTGGCTCCATTGAAATGACAGAAGCCAGCACATTTGTCTATGATTCTCTTACATCTTCTATCGTAGAGCGCACGATTCATTACATCCCAGGTCTTTACAAGCTTTTCGATGAAGGTGCCGTCAATAGTCGCGACCACTTTGTTCGTCAAGAGCAAGCAATTCGCGATGCGAAACCCAATGCTCTTCCTGTCACATGTATCGAATTCGAAATTAGCGAAGATGGAACTATCTCCATCACAAACGACGGAAACGGCATCGACGTTGCGCAACACCCCGAACACAAACTATGGATTCCTGAAATGATTTTCGGACACTTGCGCACATCTACCAACTACGACGAAAACAAGAAGGAGAAAATAGTTGGTGGAAAAAATGGTTTCGGTTTTAAGCTTGTTCTCATATGGTCTTCGTGGGGTCGCGTCGAAACAGTTGACCACGTTCGCGGTCTAAAGTATATCCAAGAATTCAAAAACAATCTTGACGAGATTTGCCCGCCAAAAATCACGAAGTGTACAACAACGAAACCATACACGAAGGTGTCGTTTCGCCCTGACTATGCACGATTCGGCGTCGAAGGTTTAACACCAGATATGCGTGCTCTTTTCGAAAAACGCGTTTATGATATTGCCGCCATCACTGACAAAACCGTTAAAGTCAAGTATAATGGTGCGGTTATTCCCGTGAAACATTTCCAACAGTATATCGACCTCTATATTGGCGCGAAAGGCGAGACAAAACGTATCTATGAGGCGCCCGATTCGAGGTGGGAGTATGTTGTATCTCTTGCACCTAATGGCGAGTTTCAGCAAGTCTCCTTTGTGAACGGAATCTATACACAAAAGGGCGGCAAACATGTCGAGTATATTATGAACCAGATTGTTCGCAAGTTGACAGAGTATATTAAAGCAAAGAAAAAGGTCGATGTCAAGCCGACAACCATCAAGGAACAGCTTGCAATCTTCTTGCGCTGCGATATTGACAACCCATCATTCTCAAGTCAGAGCAAGGATGAGATGGGAACTGCTGTTGCCTCGTTTGGTTCAACATGTAAAGTAAGCGATGACTTTATCGAAAAGTTGGCGAAGATGGGCGTGATGGATGCCGCGTGTGCGCTGACCGAGGTGAAGGAAAACAAGGCAGCGAAGAAGACGGACGGAACAAAGACGCGAACGATTCGCGGTATCCCGAAACTAATCGATGCAAACTATGCCGGAACAGAGAAGTCAGCACAGTGTACGATTATATTTTGCGAAGGTGATTCGGCAAAGGCTGGTATTGTTTCGGGTCTTAGTCGTGAAGACCGCAACTTGATTGGCGTATATCCGATGAAAGGTAAGATGATGAATACGCGCGGTGAAGCCGTCAAAAAAATCGCGGAGAACAACGAAATCACGGAAATCAAGCAAATTCTCGGACTTGAGGTTGGGCGCAAATATACGCCAGATGACGTGAAGTATCGTCTTCGTTACGGTAAAGTTTTATTCATGACGGACCAGGATTTGGATGGGTCGCATATTAAGGGACTGGGGATTAATATGTTTCAAAATGAATGGGCGTCGCTAACAGAGATTCCGGGATTTATCGGGTTTATGAATACGCCGATCTTGAAAGCGAAAAAGGGAACACAAGAGAAAGTGTTCTATAGCGAGGGCGAATATCGCGCATGGAAAGAGGCGACCGAATCAACGGAAGGCGGCGGCGGCGGCGGCGGCGCTTCACATATGCAACCGTCAGGGTGGACTACAAAATATTATAAAGGTTTGGGAACAAGTACAGGCAAGGAATTCAAGGAGTATTTTGAACATAAGAAAATCGTGGATTTTACACATAGTGGCGAAGCATGTGACAACGCAATCGATATGGTATTCAATAAGAAACGCGCTGATGACCGCAAAACATGGTTGGCGACATATTCGCGCGACAGATATTTGGACACGCTTCAACCGAGCGTTACCTATCAAAAATTCATTAACGACGAGATGATACACTTTTCGAAATATGATTGCGATCGTTCAATCCCGAATTTGATGGACGGTTTGAAAATCTCTTTACGAAAGATTCTGTTTTCGGCATTCAAGAAAAATCTAAAGAGTGAAATCAAGGTCGCGCAATTTAGTGGATATGTTTCGGAGCACTCGGGGTACCATCATGGTGAGGCAAGTTTGAATGCAGCGATTGTCGGAATGGCGCAGAATTTCGTGGGGAGCAACAACATCAATCTGTTTGAACCCAACGGTCAGTTTGGATGCATTGACCCCGAAACATCGGTATTCTTGTGGAACGGTATGATCGAAAAAGCTAAAAATATAAAGGTTGGTGACAAACTGATTGGTGATGACGGAGAATGCCGAACAGTTTCCAAACTTACAGAAGGGGTGGATGAAATGTATGAAGTATCGAATGGAAATATGGACAATTATATAGTGAATAGTCATCATATTTTGACGGTGTGTTATTCCGGACACAAGTCAATCTTTTGGAAAGAGTCATCCAAATCTTGGCATATGAGTTATTTTGATGACACTACTAAAAAGGCAAAAAGTATACATAGCAGCACATCAGAAACAGCAACTGGTAATCATTTTAATAAATCGCGTTTAAGTAAAGAAGATGCGTATAACAAAATATTAGAAATTTCCAAGACGGTGTCGGATAATAATATATTTGATATTAATGTTCAACAATACTTATCTCTACCAAGTAGTGTAAAAAAACACATAAAAGGAATTATCAATACGTCAGTTATTCAATGGGAAGAACAAGAGTTACCAATCGACCCTTATATTCTAGGACTATGGTTAGGAGACGGAATGAGTAAATGTAACGCATTCGCAAGTATGGATAGTGAAATTATTAAATCATGGGCTATATGGACAGATACTATCGGATGTGAAATATGTCATGTTAAAAGTATCCCTCCACATGAAAATCATTCGTTTTATATTAGACGTCGAGGTTCGTCAAAAGAAAAAATACCATCGATAGGAGATGCTACACATAGTCGCGCTACATGTATAGGGTGTTTAACCTCAAAACATATTTGCAATGCATGCGACTGGACCTTTGAAAAACAAAATAATTATGTTAGGTGTGAAGGAAAAAATACTAACGGACATAACGTGGTTAATTTAAATCCGGTTACAGAATTATTTAAAAAGCATAATCTTTATAATAATAAACATGTTCCGGATAAATATATAGTAAATTCGGAAGAAAATAGATTAAAATTGCTGGCTGGTATGATTGATACAGATGGATGTTTGAAAAGGCAAAACAACTGTTACTGTTACGAAATATCTCAATGTGAGAAAAGAAAATATTTATTAGAATCATTTCGAATCATTGCCGGTTCTTTGGGGTTTAGAGCTAAACTATTAAAAGCTGCTAATAATATGTTTACATTATTAATTACAGGAGATAATATTCATAAAATTCCTGTAAAAGTACCAAGAAAACAAATTATAAATCAGAAAAGGTTAAGAAATAATTATACACATCAAATAGAAATTAAAAGTATTGGGCGTGGTCCATTTTGTGGTTGGAATATTGACAAAAATGAACGATTCTTGCTCGGGGATTTTACAATTACACATAATACGAGACTTCAAGGAGGTCAAGATTCTGCTAGCGAAAGGTATATCTTCACACAGCTGAATAAACTCACGCGGCTTATTTATCGCAACGAGGATGACGCCGTTCTTACCTATTTGGACGATGATGGTCAAAGCGTTGAACCCATCTATTATGTGCCTATTATTCCTATGGTGTTGGTGAATGGTACGAAAGGAATTGGAACCGGTTTTAGTACCGAAATCATGTGTTACAACCCCTCGCAAATTATCGCATATATTAAACATAAACTTGCGGGGACGGCATCAGCAACACCAACACCAACAATCGAACCATTTTATAAGAACTTCAAAGGAACGATTCGTCGTATAGGCGATAACAAGTATTTATTGAAGGGATGCTATACGATTCTAGATGAGAAGAAAATCCGTATTACGGAACTGCCTGTCGGCACATGGACAGACAACTATAAGAAATTCTTGGAAAATCTTATTGAGCCACATGCTGCAGCAACTGGTGACAAGAGCAAGGACAAAGACGGCACCGTACACACCGCACCAATTGTGAAGGAGTATAATGATATGAGTACGGATACACATGTGGATATCACGGTTACAATGGCTGCTAATATTATAAAAACGTATAGTGAAAAGACTACGGAGTTTGAATGCAATATGCTGGAGAAAGTGCTTGGATTATACACTACGCAATCCACGACAAATATGAATCTGTTTGATGCAAAAGAGAAACTTGTCAAGTACAGTAGTTCCGAAGAAATTGTGGATTCGTATAGCATAACACGTTTGGAATTTTACGGGAAACGCAAGGATGCGCTTATTGCGGCACTTCGCAAAGAGTTGATGGTATTGAGCAATCGTGCGCGATATATTACCGAATTATTGGAAGACAAGATTGACCTTCGCCGCAAAACCAACAAGCAGCTTGTAGACTTGTTGAAAGAAAGGAAGTATGATTCGATGGATGCGAAGGATGTAACCAAAGATGAAAATGGAGAAGACGAATCATCGTGTGGACAAGGATACAAATATTTGCTAAAGTTGCCGATGGATAGTGTTTCGGAAGAAAATGTGAAAAAACTGCTAAATGAAAAGGAAAAAAAGGAGAAGGAGTTGAGCGAACTGAGTTCAAAGACGGTCGAACAAATGTGGATGAAAGATTTAGAAGAATTGGAAGTCGAATATAACAAGTTTGTTGAAACGACCGCTTATACGTATTCGGCTACAAGTGAAAGCAATACAAAGGCTGGTGGCGGCGGTGGTGCAGCAAAGGCTAAAAAAGTTAAAGTTAAATAAAACAATATTTAAGGAGTAAAACTTCTTGCTATATAGTAACAAAAAGTTATACGTCGCAGTAAGTTGACATAATATATATATTTTTTTATTTATATTTGGTATGGTATGGTTTTTAAAACCAAGGCTTCAACTCAAGAGTTTTACCTTTAACGTTATCATATGCAGGCCACGTCATGACAGTGTACATATTACTAGCATCACGTTTATATTTCAAATATGCACGAACTTCATTGATTAGTTTAGGAACACAGTGATTAATAACATGCTGATTTAGTGCAGCAACTTGTTCCCTTATATTTGTAGGCATGTTAACAGCGCTTTCGAGATATAAAGCTCGCATAATAATTTTTAATTCATCATTGTCTTGTTGTGAGATAGTGTACTCACCATTGGATAAACGGTATACCTCGGCACGAAGAGCATTCTGAATAATTTGGATATTATCTTTACTGAAAAAAACATTACTGACATCATTGTCGGTCCAGTTGCCGGTTAAGGCATCTCTAAATGTAGTAATTTGATTTACGGGTATTTTATCCCACATTGCGAACCTTGCATCAGGAGGAGGACCTTCGATATCGATACGACCGTTAGATACTGCTCTAGTAGATATATTATTAACACTTTGAGAATCGCGAGGCATACATGTTGAATTTGCGTTTCTATTTCCTGAAAACATTTTAGAAGATTGAGTTGTTTTGTTGTATATTATAATACCTAAATATAAAAATATCTAATATTTAGTATTTAATATTTAGTTGTATAAATAATTAATTATATTTACATTATATATACATTATATTTAAGTAAAAAGATAAATTATGTCATTCAATAGCGTTACGTTAACTGTTGCTGGTATTATATTCGTTATTTTATTAGCAATGACTGCCTATTTTATTTACCAAGACCAGAAAAGCAAATTTTCATTGATTCAGGCGACTTGTCCTGATTATTGGTTACTAAAAAAGTATGAAGATGGACCAAGTAAGGGAAAACATTATTGTGAACCTAGTAACAGGAATATGGGTACATGTAGCTCTGTTCCCGGCGCAGTAAATCTTGCACCTATGTATAATGTAGTAAATGATAACAATGAATGTACTAACTATAAAAATAAAATGACCTGGATTAATAATGTGTGTGGTAAGAAAATATTATGGGACGGAGTTACGAATAATGCCGAACTTAAAAATAAATGTAAGTAATAAATAATAAGTAGTTTTAGATTTTGTAATAAATATATAATAAATATATAATAATAATATAAGTATTGTTACTTTATTATTATTGAGATTTATATAAGATGGCTGGAAAAAAAATAAAGAATGCGTATCTAAATGGGTTACTAGGAAATACATTAAACACGATTCCTTATCAAGCTGAAAAACCTGAACTTATGCAGTTAAATAAAGCACTTTCAAAAGCTGATACACGTCATGATATTCCTGTACATTTAAGCAATGGATTTTTTACAGCAACATTAAACAGTGTTTATACAGAACAAATTGAGATAATCCCGGGTCGACCAGGTGTTTTATATACAGATTATTCCCCCAGTAATGATATTTTTACCAATGCAATAAAAAGTCAAGTAAGTTCATATCGGTTAGACAGTGTTAATTTTTATTTCCAGGGAAATCCTTATGCTTTAGGTTCATTATCAGGACCTATGCCTAAACATAGTAGTATACCATATTTTATGAGAACACTAGAAACAGGTATAGAATTATTACAGGGTGATACAAAAATTGTAGTTGTATCAGATAATGCAAGTGCGAATGCTGTACATAGAACGATTAAAAAACAAAGTGAAATTTTTTTACGTAATGCTAACGCTAACGCAGAACATCCCAGAGCACCCATTACAGAAGC